GCAATTCAGGAGTTATGGGAAGTAAGACCGACTTGCATAAAGAGACGGACGTTGAGATATTACAACATTTCTAAAGGATGAAAAACATGAAAAAGATTGAAAAAGCTGTGAGTGTACCTGCTGTGAAGAAAGCCACGAAAGCACCCGAGAAAACCACGAAAGCACCCGAGAAAACCGCTAAAGCACCTGAGAAAAACAGTGAAATGGCGGGCACGGAGCCGTGTATGTGGACTCTAAACGTCGGTGAGGGTGATCAGATCGTCGCCGTGTACTCATTGGACGGTGCTGAGTTCAGAGGCACACGCAAAGAGTTCAGCGCGGCACTCAGAGGAGAATAGTTATGGGAGTCGCCACAACCGATCAACGGAAGAAGAACGTCAGCAGCCCGAACGCTCAATACGCTTCATTGCACTCCATGTGGAGACGCAATAGAGCCATTTGCGGTGGAGAACAAAGGACTAAGGCGTTCGACGCCGGTGTGAGTATGGATAATATGCTTATACCGTTCTCTCCAGGTATGAGAGCTGATCAATATCAGTTCTACAAGGCTGAGGCTGAACTACCAGGTATTCTGTCGCAATTCTCCAAGATGTTGGTAGGTGGTCTACTGCGTAAGAAGCCTGTGTTGGGCTTCGGAAAACGAGATGTACCCGACGAAGTCAGCGATTGGTTGTTCAACAGTTTCTCGAAAGACGGCACAGGCATCGTGAGCTTCTTGGATGAGGCTTTGTACGAGGAGTTGCAGACCGGTCACAATTGGTTGTATGTGGACTATCCAGCCATTGTCGAACCTGAGAAATTGTCCTCCGAGGACTTCAAAAGATACAAACCTTTTGTGACCTTGTGGAAGGCTGAGAACGTCATCAATTGGCACACAACCCAGAACGCGTTCGGCGACAGCATCCTCAAAAGAGTCATAGTCAGAGGTCAATATGAGCGGTTCGCCGACAATGAGTTCCATCCGGAGCTGGTTGAGCGTATATGGGTTCACGAGTTGGATGATGCAGGTCTTTACCAGATACGCGTATTCGACAAGACTTCACCGGACTCTCAAGAGGTGGTCAACGGGCGATTGGTTCAGAAGGCTCAGGAAGAAACCATCGAATTGGTGGAGACTGTGTCAAACATAATGTGCAACGGTAAACGCTTGGATGTGTTACCTATCTGGCCACTGAACGGCACAGTCGAACCCAAAGAACCTTTGCTCAGTCAGTTGGTGGACAAAGAGATAGCTCTGTACAACAAAGTGAGCAGGAGAAACCATTTGCTTTACGGTGCGGCGACTTACACACCTGTGATATCATCTGACATGACAGATGACCAATTCGATGAGATCGTCGAGGCGGGTCTGGGTAGTTGGATCAAGCTCGACCGAGAGGGTAAAGCCGATGTGTTGAAGACACCCACAGACGCGCTCAAGGATATGGACAGAGCAATAGACTCAGGTATCGAAGAGATGGCCAAACTGGGCATACGGATGCTGTCACCTGAATCCGCACAATCTGGAGTGGCTTTGGAGATACGCAATGCGGCTCAGAATGCGCAGTTGGGTTCAATGAACACTAAGGTGAGTGTCACGATGAGCAAAGTCATGGCGTTTATGGTCAACTGGCGATACGATTTAGATCTGAAGCCTTCTGAGATTTCGTTCACACTGTCCACAGATTTCAATCCCGTTCCTCTGGGAGCAGACTGGTTGCGATTGGCCACTGAGTGGTACGAGAACGGCATATTACCTAGAAGCACTTGGTTGCAGCTACTGCGACACAATGATATGTTGGATCCTGAATATAAAGATGACGAAGGTATAACGGAGATCAACGACGATGAGTTGGTGAACAGAACAGACGACTCGGATTACGCCGATAAGTTTGAGTAAATAGAGTACTTGCCTGGGTTGACGCCCAGGCTTTTTTAACGCATTGAACAGCGACGGAGACGAACTGATGAAGAATGTGAATACTGAAGTATACGATAAGAGAATAGATAGAGCGGCGATGTCTCGCCTATACGAAGAGAGACTGAAACAGAAGGTCGATGAAGAGCTCAAAGCTTCAAAGTCAAGGGGTCTGGCGTTGTTCGAGACCAGCAAGAACAAAAAGACACTCAAGTTGGCTCTGAACAGAAACACAGACAAAACCTTCAAAAATATATTTGACATATCCAAGTTGAATCTGTTGGGTTTCGCCGGAGACCAGCTGAGTTGGACGCAGCAGACCATTGAGAGCGCGGTGGGGAAGATGTGGAGAACGGCTCAACCGAACAGAAGGTTGGCTGAGGAGCTGGTTCTGAGCACACCGATCTACAAAAACAAACTGTTGAAGGACAGCTGGGGTTCTGTGGCTTTGAGTGAGAAGAAGAGGATGTCTCAACAACTGCGCAAAGGTTTCGCTGAAGGCAAGTCTATATCGGAGATGGCCAAAGAGATACGAAAAGGCCGCATCCATAAGCTGACGAGGAATCAGGCATTTGCCATAACCACCACTTCACTCACATCAGTGGCCACAGCCTCCGACTTCGCTGTGTATGACAAGAACGCTGAGATTCTTCAAGGTTGGCAGTACCACGCCACACTGGATTCGAGAACCACATCAATATGTCGGAGTGAAGACGGCAATGTGTACCCTCTGGAGGATCACGTCCACAGACCTCCGTTGCACATCGGTTGTAGATCCGTCACCGTGCCTGTGTTCAAATCGTATGAAGATATGTCCAAGATCACCGGAGTCAGTCAGATACGCAAAAGGAACATGGCCAAGCTCAGCAACGCCGAACGATTGCGCTACGACGGTATGTTGCCTATGCGAGAGACTTACCATCAGTGGCTCTCAAGACAAACATCCGACGTTCAGTATAGACATCTAGGTAGCACAGGTAAAGTGACGCTGTTCCAGATGGGCAAGTTGGATGCCAAGAAGTTCATCACACCCGAAGGAGCCTCAATAGGCCTACGTGATCTCAGGAAGATGACCGATAAGGAGTACACAGCACCGGGAGATACTCGAAGATTCGCCGATGCGAAGATCAAGCTGGATAATCTTAAGTTGTGGGCATCCACACCAGAGGACTTCCTGGACTCATCTGACCTGAGAAGAGATCTCAAACAGTATTACCTACTTCAAGCAGGTGAGCTGGATGGTACACTGTCCCTCACCAACTTCAGAGGGGTCACACTGGCGACCAAGCGAAACACAAGAAGAAGAGTGTTAGATACACCTCCGAGGGAAGATCAGCTACTGTTCAATCCGATAACTCGACGATATGAAGATGCTAGGCGTTACCAGCCAGACCCTTCAGTCTTGGATAACAATCTGAGACTCGTTGATGAAAGTTCAGTGTTGAAGGCCGCCGATAAAGAGTTCATACACACCTTTATAAGAGATTTGAGAAAAGAGATGTCGGCCAACGAAGCCGCAGCAGTGACGGATAACTTGAGGATTGTGTTCACGCGTTTCAGAAAGAACGGAGAGGTGTGGGGAAATGCTAAAGCGGTTCTTCAATCGCAAATAAAGTTCGACATAATGAATGTGTCCGACACAATAGAGACTCGTTTGAGAGCTCGCTCAGACACATTCAAAAAGCTAACAGACAAGAGCTTCTTGGATCCAGTGCTCGGAGCTTCTCAACTCGATGATCTCCACGACAATCTGTTGTTCAACATCCGTGAGAGGAATTGGTGGGAAGATAACACGGCTCCCAAGCTGGCCAGAGAGCTGGCTCCCATATTTGACACAGCCATACCTGTTCATATAAAGTTGCGGTTGTCCGGTGATGACATGAAGCAATTCTATCTAAGATTTGCTCACAGGTTGTCGTTGGCCGACACTCCAGACAAAGATCAATTCGCCATAGCTTTGGGTAGAGATCTGCACAACATGGCCAACTTGAACGGCGACAGGCTTGCTTGGCACAAGCTCGGTTCGTCGTTATTAGAACAACAGAATCATTTGTTCAAATTGGAGACTTACGGTGTTCAGAAGCGAAGAATGCGTTCCAGAGCCAGTGGACAGTTCTTCGGTCAGTATTATGACACATTCTCTCAAAACATAAGAGTTGTGGATGACCGCATAAACAACTACTCAGTACTCCAAAGAAAGATCGATGTGGGTATGCGTATACCGAATGTGTCGGGAAAGTCTCGATTGCTGTTCCGTAAAGGTTACAAGACATACTTCATGAAGACTCGCATAGGATTGATGGAAGACACCAGAATACCTATAACCTCCACAAGATCCTACTCGGACTTCCCTGAAGAGTTCTTGGATCAAGAGATGGTCGATGCTTTGAATTGGGCTAGTCAATCGAAGTACAAAGTAGATGGTGATATGTATGACTTCACAAAGAAGTTGCTGTACTTCAAAGACGACAAAGGGCGCGCCAAATACTACGACAGCTTGAACGAGTATCGACATTACATGGCAGGTCGAGACGATACATACGAGCGTCTCAAAGCTATGGAGTGGTTACGCAAAGGCGATCACAGCTTCGACAACATAGCGTTC